GTTTGTCGAGTATTGCCGGGGATAGCCATTAGCAATCCTCCCTAGTTAAAGTCTACAAAATCCTCAAAGAGTTTAGCCGCGTCATCGACATGACCTGACTCCTGAAGCCGTTTCATGGAAGCTACTGTACGTTCTTTAGCCGCTCGTTTCTTTGTAGTTCCCCCACCAGACTTCACAACTTTAGGCTTATTCTTTACTTTTTTAGCCTTTATGTTTGATTCTGATAAAGCATCATACTTCATAGCCTTCATCAATGCGATAAAGGAACGTGAGTCCACTAAAGAATCGATTTCTTCAGGGACGAATCCTTGGGATAAAGCATACTCTCTAAGTTGAGAACCCAACTCAGTTCTAGTTTTGGCTTCACGCCATTCAGGAATATTTTGTGCTAATTTTTCATGTTCACTTGCTACGAAAGTTCGATGTTGTTCAGACATCTGTTGGTTGAGTTGCGACTCTTCCTGCTGCTTTCTGTGCTGTAGCCCTTGAATATGTTCCTGTGCTTGCCTAAATTCTTCACGTTTAAGTAGATACTCTGACTGATCCTCTTCTCGTAAAGCATTCCAATCTATATTGAAACGCTCCAGACCACTCAGTGACCCTTCAATTACTTCGCCAAGATTACGTACATATTGCTCTTTCAGTCCTTGCAATTCTGGAAGTTCTGTCTCATAACGAGATTTTGCTTCTTCAAAATTATTCCTGAGTTCTGCAAGTGCTTGAGTCTTTTTAGTGTAGTCTGATTGCCGAGAATACCCCTTTATCAATTCATCAAAGGTAACTTCATGCTCTTCACCATCAATAGTGACGGCGTAAACATCAGGTTCTTCTTCTTCGACCTCTTCGTCAGACTCCTCAGATTCCTCTTCTTCATCTTCATCAGATGCTTCTGATTCCTCTTCTGCTTCCTCCAATGGCTCATCTTCAGATTCCTCTTCGGACGTTTCTTCGGAAGGTTTCTCTTCTAGCTTTTCTGGTGGTTCTTCTTCAGAATTCAGTAGGCCAAGAATTGCGTTTTGTGTTGCAGTAATACTTCCTGCTTCACCGGGTTGATCTCCCGCTACAGACGGGGCGTCTTGCGTATCCGCCATTACAAATCTCCTCTAGATATGTGGGTGTTGCTTTTCTAGAACTTTAGCCATGTGTCCAGTTTCAACTATGGACTGTATATGAACTTTTATTCTATCAAGCAGTCTTACGGCCAACCAGAAAGATTCTCGTTGGTCGATATCTGTAGACCCTGACATCTTCCAGAGGTCTAATAATTCTTCTTCTAATTTTTTAAATGCTTCAACAAATACCGGGTTATCGAGAAGCAACTGAGCCTCTCGTTCTCGTTCTTCGGTTAACATATTATCCTAGGGCCACTGGCCTGTTTTGTTTTGCCTCTAAGTCAAGTTCTGCCATTTTAAGTTGGGCGTCAATTTGCATCTCAGCAGCTTCCTGCTGGACCTTTTGCGCCTTCACCTGTACTTCTGCCGCTCTAATTTCAAGTTCAGCCTTCTTGTTTTGCATTTCCATTTGGGCCATTTGCTCTCTTGGATCTGGCTGTGGTGGAACGGAATCAGGATCAGTCAAGAAGTCACTGACATTCTGAAAGCCCATGTTCCGAATTAAGGCTGCCCCAAGATTGTACATATTCTTTTCTGTGACGATTTTTAACCCGCCCTTCATAGCATCACCAGCAAAGTTTAACATTGCTGATAAGTGCATAAGCTGTTGTTCTTTATTACCATGCCCAAGAGCAACAGATACAGTACAATCCATTTTATCATTCCAAGCATCAGGTCTTACAGGAACCCACTCATTACGAAGTTTGACAACCCGTTCCTTGTCTTGGAATTTAAGTAGTAGTTCGTATATTCTACGCATTAATTCTTTAACACCTGTTTCCGCAAACTGCCGCGCAATAAGTTCCACCCTGCTTTGCGCTGCTGTCATTACGGAATTAACAGCACTGGCTGTAGTATGCGATGTTAATGCCTTGTCATTTAATCCTTGAGATGTCTTACCAACACCAGCCCTAGATTCACGAATGGTATCTAAGTACTCAAGCATTTGAAAACTATAAGGTTCTAGTGAAGGAGTACTCAAGGGTGTAACTGCATTTGGGGATTTCACCCTAACTACACCACCCGGCCTCTGGGTCAGCAGATCATCTAAGTTTGCCTGACCCTCTAGTACTGCATACCGACCAAAGTTCTGGTTATACATATTATCCATGAGATTTCTAAGCAATGTACTCTTAATTAATTGCAAATCCATCACTAGGTCAGCAACTGACAACCCAAAGAACTTATGCGGTATCTTTATGGGGGTGATCGAAACAAAAGGAATACTATCAATTGGTTCATTCTCTAGTATCTTTTTACCTACGCTACATACCTTGCGTAACTCAGCAATGCCATCACCATCCCAATCGGTTTGCAAATAGTTCTCATGCAACCAATAAGTTTTTAAGGCTTCTTCTGCACCGTCTCCATAAGTTCCCCAGTACTTAGCTGTCTTGTCATAATCATAACGAGCAAGTCTTTCTGGAGAATACTCTTCCATATCATCGTCACCACCACCTAAGTCTTCAGGTTCTAGGTTTTCGTCTGGGTACATCTCTCGTAGATCAGAGAGTGTAACCTGTACACGATGACAAACAAATTTTGCATCTTGTATTGACTTGGATTCCCTAGCAATCAGAAATTCACTGGGAGGAACATTCTCAATCTTCACTCGACCATTGTAGTCACTTCTGATGATAACTATATCATTAAAAGTTTCTTCACCTTCTAAATATTCAGTATGCTCAGTTACTTCTACATCTGGGGAAGACAGCATAGACTCTACTTCAATATTAGATAGTCGGTGATACTCCTCTCGTTTTGATTCAGGATACTCATCCCACCATACCTTGATTATACCATTCTTTTGAAGCAGCGCATCGGTGAACCATGAATATAGAATTTCCCAACCATTGTTATCTTTTACAAAGACATGGTTAACATAGTCAGTGGCTTGTTCCGCCATTGCTACATCTTCTGGTCCTACAGGATTGAATTTAACCATTTCATCGCCAGATGCAAAAATACGCATTAACGACGGCTTTATCCATTCAATAGTATCTTGTACAGTGGAGTCAACAAACTGCGACCTACCCTCAATCTCGTTTCCAAACGGTAGCGCATAGTAGTACTCCATAGCCATCTCACGCTGCTTGGATAGTTCATCTGAAAAATAACCTAAAGAGTTACGGAGTTCTGCATCTATCCGTGTCTTTAGTTCGTCTTCTGTCATTTTTTCAGCCATTATATAATACCATAGTTTTTATACTCTAAGTCTTTAGTCCACGTAGGGTCTGATCCAGAAACGGCAAAGCGTGTTGCCATTGCAGCGTAACGAGTAGCAGACATTAGATCATCCCTGAAAGGGACTATCTTGCCCCCCTTCCTATGATACATCCTGAACTCTTCCCACCAATCAGATAAGGTTGAAAACACTTTAAACTTATCATCTTCCATTCTCTGTAACATTGACATTATACCCTCTTCAACAGAATTGCCTCCTTTGTTCTGTCCCAGTGCAGGAGGATTCTCAAAATGAGAGTGTAACATATTGCAACCAAGATTGCGATACTGATCAGCCAAACCGGGATTGCCCATTGAATCGCGCCTATTACCATCATGGGGCCAACTAATAGGTATGTAACTAGGGCGGCTTTTAATCTGAGCGGCATGAACTGAGGGTGGGGATTTTGATTGCCGGTAACAGTCATATACATAGTATATATCCTCATCCCTGTCAAACGCAATCCAAACTAGGGCTGTAGGATGATCGAAACCGAAGTCGATCCCACAAATTCTAGGCCAATGATCCTGTAAAGAAATAGGATCTATTAGTATCTTTTCCTCCATCACCGGAAAGACTAGACCTGAACCTATAGAAGGTCTACCATACCTACGCATCTCTCTTTCGTGGGGACTATAACTGGAAAGGATTTGTTCCATTACAGTCTCGTTTAAATGACCCCCGTTACCACGAAGGGATACGATTTTCTCTGCTGCGTCATCCCATGTTGCGTTAACGAGAGCCTGTCCGGGTTGCAGCCTATTCATAAAAGAGGCAACAGTTTCTGTCATTCCCGCTTCTGGGGTGAATGTCATATAGACCATTCCACGCCTATCTAGCGTCCTAGTAACCGCTTGAGAGTAGATATCTCTTCCCGGTTCCTCGTCCAGCCATATACAGTCTACTGACCTACCTTGCCACTTCTCTACACCCATTTCATAGGCTTTGAAGAATAAAGATGAGTTCCCGCCAGACACATGTCGTACTAAAGCAACACTCTTAGCGTTGGGAACACCCGGTTTACGTTCCGTTTTTATTATATAATCTTTTGGAACGGTACCGGACCCAAATGCCGTTGGATCGTCAGGGGAACCCAGTAATTCAAATTGTACTATATCTCGTGTTGTTTCGTTAGATACACCACCAGCCCATGCAACAATAGGCTGATTAAATACTTTTCCTTCCCACCAGTCAGGGTATAAACCTGTTAAATGATAGGATAGTTCTGCGCTACCACAATAAGATTTACCTATACGGTTAGCCGCCATAAGTAATCTTTGGTTAGAATCCTTACCTGTTTTATGAAACTTTACCTGATAAGGATAGGGGTCGTAAGACTTTACCCTGTTGTACCTCTCCCTAGCCCTTTGGGTTTGTAGGAGATCAAGTAGTAAGTCTTTATCTTTAGTGTTTAATAAGGCTGTCGATTTGTCTTTGGATTTCATCATCACTCATGGATTCGATGTTGGTTTGTTCAATCCTTTCAATAGGTTTGAGTCCCGCTCTGTCGAGTAAGTCTTTGATTGCCGATATCCTAGCAGTGTCACTGGTAGATGTCTCTGCTATGGTTGAGAGCAAGTTTAGCATGTTGGGTACCTTGTCTGCAAGTACCTCTTTCGTTTTGTCAGCTATGGTATGTCTAAGCTGCTCTTTTAGCTGATGCCCTTGTTGTTTCGCTGTCTTTGCAGAATAGCCAGCATGGATAGCTGCTTGGGTAGCATTACCTGTTTCTGCGTAGAACTGTACGAACTTGTCTTGTCTGTCTGTCATTTGTTAGCCTTCCACCAAGGCTCATCTTGCTTGAGTTTTTCTTTTCTATGTGGATTTCCCATGGCTGCAAGTATTTCAAGCAATCTTTTTAGTTCTGCTTCAGATAGGCTCTCCATATGCTCAACACCTACTAGTTCTCTTAGATTTTTTAACTGATCGTAAGTACGCATAGCCCGTAGTTGTTCGGCTGCTAACCCTGTACCTCCAGTATACTTGCCAGTTTCTTTATCATATTCCCCATAACCAGACCCTATCATTTTCACATAGTTTTTTAGGTCTTTTTTGGCACGATCTCCACGCGGCTCTAAGCTAGTTCCTTGATAGACCATTGAATGCTCACGGGTATCCCGTGGACTCCCTTCATACTCTTTATCCCTGCCTGTGAACTTATTGAATAACTCCTGCAGACCAAGAGGGGTATCAGGGTCATCGCCACCTCTAGTACGATGTTTCCCTCCTAAGAACTCTCCTTGATGTTTTCTAAAATTAGGGGATTGAAAAACATAAGAAGTTCCTCGATGCCCAGCTAGTTCGTGCAGTTGAACATCTGACAGATTTCCGGGAACCACAGATGGGTCTAACTGACCATACTTTCTAAGGAAATGTGGTGGAATAACAGTTGCCGTATAGCCATGTGGCGTTAGTTCGCCTATCTTGGCTTTTTCATCCATTCCTCCTAAAGTTCCTTTTAACAACTCTAGGTCTAGACCAACCGTGTCGTGACCTCTGCTATATGTTCCGCGAGTAACAGGTCTTCTTCCACCTTTTTGTATACCTTCTCCAGCAATAAATTTTCGTTCCTCCATATCGCCAAGCCCCGGTCTGTATTGCGGTACGGAAGGAATATTGCCTTCGGGATCACGCCGAAGAGTATACTTTAATGCCTCTACCATGTCAGGACTTTCGGGCTTTACTTTACCGTAGTGTTCCATCCGTCTACGCGCATTTTCAAGCATAGTGAATTCTGATTCAGCCTTTGCTTGCTCTAAGGATGCATCTCCCCCCGGACTCGTAAAGTTATCACGGGCCATATGCCTAGCCACATCCAGAGGAACCATAGTCCCATCATTAGCTAGAACAGTACCTTTCTGCTCTTCTAGAACTTCTGGGGGTATACCGAAAGTATTCTTCCCGGGATAATCTCTATGTATATCCCTCATAGGAACGCGAAAACCCATACCAAGAGTTCTTAATTGCTGGAGTTCTGAAGCAGTCAGCCCCGAAGGCTCTAAGGGAGGATGAACCTCCGTAAGGTCATGTGGACTGTAACCTCTACGCCTCTTCTTGCGTGTCTTGGATATCCTTGTTCTTGCCATAGTATCTTCTCTAAGCCCTCAAATAGCCTCTCTAAGAGACTTTAGGGTATTACCCCTTGCTACCCTACGTGGTCATCAAACACAGTGTTCAAACGGTGTATGTGAGAAGAAACATAAGAGGGGAATAGGAATGGGAAAATACCATGCAATAAACTCACCAACCCCAAAACCAGCATAAAGCCAGCGGTCTTACTCGCAAACTGTAGGTGGCGTAAATAGGTTGTATTCTCTAGATGTTTCATAATGAATCGCTTATGTAGTGTTTATTACCCTGCACTGTATGGAGAGAATATATATATATAATATATATAGAGAAAGGGGTGCCTAGGGGTCTATCGAAGCCCTGCTAAGGTCTGGCTGGGACCGGACCGAAGCCGTGCTAGAAACTAGCAATCCCTTAATGAACTCTGACCCTAGTTAGCAATGCCTGAATAGCCCTGTGTGTGTGGGTGATGGATATCATTCTACTACCACGTCCAACATTTCGCTGACAAGTAGTCAGGTACCGAGGGGGAATGCTAGAGGTTATATCCCTATAGGTAAGTTAGAAGAGTATGGGGTAAGCATTCACATTGTATTCTACGTGATTGTTCCGCGCCCGCCCTCTGTGAGGGCACGGAAAATCACTTAACGGAGAATAAAATGCAAATACTTTACATCTTAATAGTGATTCGTGGTAATATCCCTCTATCATTAACCCTCTACGGAGATACGTTCTAATGAGCGACAGTAAACAAGTGTATGACAATAGCAATAGTGGCGAACTATGGGACTTGATTCAGCCTAATGGTAAGAGTCCTCTCGGGGAAGGGCAATTCAGAGCCGGGATGCCGGAAGGATACTTCGAAGTATGGCCTTCAGAGGCTTTGAGGGAATTCTTCAAGCAAGCAGAAGACGCAGGCATAACCCTTCCTAAGAGGCCACGGGGAACAGCGCCACTCTTAAAGATCAACTTCCATCGGGAAGCATACCGAAACCGTCGAAACGACAAGCTAGAATCCATGATGGAATATCACAAGAGCGCCTTTCGGAAGGCTCTAGAGAGTAGCGATACAAACATCGATGTGTATCGAGATGCCCTAGTAGCTGTCGGAGAAGGTTCATGGGTTTCTAACGAGCAAGCTAAGTTTGTTACAAGCCACAAGTAGATCGGGCGAGAGCCTCGGAGCCTTCGGGCTTCGGGGTTCTTTGTGCCTTATGAATTTCTTTCGTGTCAACCGTCTGTTGCAGTCCGACCGTGCGAAGCATCGTTGTTGGTCGGGCTGTGTTGTTCACCGCTTTCTCAATCTAGTTGGTAGAGATAATTGTACGGGTGTAAAAAAAGTAAAGGTTGTACTGCTGTTTTCTGTTACAATATATGACATTCTTAACCTTGACTAGTAAAGGAGTGAATTTTATGTATCATAAACGTACTGGTGTAATTGAAAAGAAAATGAGGAAGAACTATTTATCAAGATATCGTAAACTTATTAAGTTAGAAAAAACCCATTTTAACAAGTGGATAGATGTAAGTAAAGAACTAGATTCCCTTCAACCTCTTATAGAGAAGCTAAGAAAATGACTGAAAGACAACCAACTACTATTACCGAAGAGCAGTCTGATCGTGAGATGAAAAAAACTTACTTATCTATGGTAAACTCTCGACCCTTAGTAGCTAAAAAGTATTCAACATACTATGGTACAGATGAGTT